CGGGACGGTGGTTATCCCCGCCGTAGCGAATAACCGACCGCCCCGCTTATAAATCTAAAATTTAAAATCATAAACATTATGGCGAATTTATACGGCTCAATCTGCTTGAGCGACATACCGAAGGAGTTGATGAAAAAAGTAATGACGGCCAAGGGAGAGAAGATCTTCCTCAATATCTCGATCGGGGAGAAAAAAGAGCCTGTCACGTTCGACAACCGCACCTATACGCATTATGTGTCTTGCGCCCCAAGGAAAGAGGAGCGAAAGGAAGGCGTTTATTATGGCATAGGTGACTTGATGGAATCCACGTTCAAGAGCAATATCCCCTCACCGGAGGATATCAACAACGCCCCATCGGTTGGAGAAGACGATGGATTGCCGTTCTGACCATGGAACTATACTTGCTCAACACAGCCAGCGGATTGAGGCCATGCTATGATTCCGACTATGACGAGAAGAAAAAACTCAAGCTAGGTAAGATCTACAAGGCCAAGATAACGCTGGCACGGAACTACGACTTTCTGAAAAAGTATTTCGCCTTGATAAATTGCGCATGGTCTTACCAGAACGAGAAGACCACGGCGCATTTCAAGGAGAGCGTGGAGTGTTTCCGGAAGACCGTCGAGATCGCCGCCGGGCATTGCGATACGGCCTATAGCATATCACGTAAGGAATGGATAGAGGTCCCGAAGTCGATAGCCTTCGACAAGATGGACGAGGCCGAGTTCATGGATCTCTACGAGCGTGTGAAGGACGTGCTTTTCTCGGTATTCCTTCGTGATATATCCGAATACGATTTCATGAGAAACCTTTCGAATTTTTAGTCATGAGAAAAAGTGACAGGCCTCCAAATTATCTTATAGATAAGATCGTGAGGCATACCAACATTATTATTACCGCTCCTTATGGCAGCGTCAAATACATGGATGCTGCCAGACTCCTTAAAAAGGAAGTCAAGAAGCTGGAAACCTATAAGAAAAATGAGAGATCTTAAATACTGCCTCAATGAGGCATGCTCTAAAAGACATTGCCTCTGCCATCAACGGCAAAAACATTGGAAAGACCCGTCTAAAAAAGATGGGGAAACTGTGAGGCCGGAGTCGGTCTTATTTAATGGGAACACCCCTTGCAAAGGGTATATCCCACAATACGAAAGAAATAAATATAATATTAAATATTAATGATATGGGAAAGAGAAAAGAAGGTTCTTACAACTTTGACAAGAACGTACAAATGTTTTTGGCTTGCGCAAAGGACGATAACCGCCCCGCTATGGAATGCGTGTATTTCAAGGGAGATTGGGCCTACGCCAGTGACGGACATATTATCGTTAAAAACAGGATATCCGAATGCTCAAACCTTGACGAAGCCATGATACAGGCGTTAGACGGCAAATTGCTGCATAGTCTATTTTTTAAGGACATGTTGAAATATGATGACATCCTTATCTCTGATGACGGAATAGAGTGCCATAAGAAGAATGACAAGGCGTTCTTCTATTTCGCGGATGAGAACTTAAAATATCCAGACGCAGAGAAAGTGATACAAAATCATCTGGCAAAACCCAGCGTTCCGCTTCCTCAAATATCCTTTAACATGGGCTTATTCGACATAATGAGGAAAGCTTTATATGAATGCGATCGATGCACGGCTACTTTCAAGGGCGTTAACGATGCCATCATTTTTGACAGCATGGTAGAAGACGTAAGCAGTATCGGATTAATCATGCCTTTATACAATGAGGCGTTAAATCAAGAAGCTAATTAATATTAGAGTGAGTTTTCCATAGTATTTGATTTAGGTTAGTTAATGATTATCCCCGCCGCCCGTGAGGATATGCGGGGATTTCGGGCGGTAAGTATTCCGGGATGAAACGTTACGGAGTGCGCATGACGTAAAGAGGCCGGTTCGATCCCGGCACCGTCCACGAATAACAAACATATAATCATGGGAACAATACAAGATTTAGATCACTTGACAATGGCCATATACCTTATCACCGCAATACTCGGACTTATAGCAGTGATCTTGGCCATATTCTTACTAATAAACGATAAAGAAAGGAGGAATCCATGGGAAAGAAAAGATACGAATTGGTGATAGCCGTTGACCCGGACATAGATAAATCCGGTGTATGCGTACTGTCTCCTTCCACGAGACAGATAATATTAACAAGCCTCCCCTTCCCTTCCTTGATTGACTTTATCAAGGAGGCGAGAGAGAGGTACAAGGGGGTAGACATAGTGGTCATTGTCGAGGCCGGATGGCTTAACGAAAAAAGCAACTACCATAAGGCTAGGGGTAAATCCGGCGAGAGGATAGCCAAGTATGTAGGTCGTAACCAGCAAACCGGGATATTGCTTCTCCAGATGTGCGAGCACATAGGTATTCCCTGCGAAGAGGTAAAGCCTTTGACCAAGCATTGGAAAGGGGACGAGGG